CGAACGCGAAGAGCTACGCGGAGCGCGGTGGCGGGAAGAAAGGCGAGCAGCTTCCAAATGCGGTTGGTGGGCCTCTGAACCCGACGTGGGTCGAGTGGCTCATGGGGTGGCCGCTCGGGTGGACCGACTTCGCGCCATTGGAAACGGCCAAGTTCCAGCAGTGGCAGCGCTCGCATGGCAAACGCTGACGAGGGCGCGATGAAACTTCGCCCCTACCAGCAGCGCGCGATCGACCAGCTCTACGACTGGTTCCGCGCGGGCAACACCGGGAACCCGTGCCTCGTCCTCCCGACGGGCGCGGGCAAGTCGCACATCGTCGCGGCGCTCTGCCACGACGCTTTGACGAACTGGCCCGAAACGCGCGTTCTCATGCTGACGCATGTGAAGGAGCTGATCGAACAGAGCGCCGCGAAGTTGCGCGCGCACTGGCCCGGTGCCCCGATGGGCATCTACTCGGCGTCCGTCGGCCGCAAGGAGCTCGGCGAGCCGATTACATTCGCGGGCATCCAGTCGATCCGCAAGCGCGCCGCCGAGCTCGGGCACGTCGACCTCGTCATCATCGACGAGGCGCACCTCGTCTCGCACAAGGACGAGGGAGGCTACCGCACGTTCATCGCCGACCTCCAACGAACGAACCCCGCGCTCCGCGTCGTCGGCCTCACCGCGACGCCGTACCGCCTCGGGCACGGGCTCATCACCGACGGCGACGCGCTCTTCGACGACCTCATCGAACCCGTGTCGATCGAGGAGCTCGTGCAACTTGGCTACCTCTCGCGCCTTCGCTCGAAGGTCACCGGCGCGCGCTTCGACACGACCGGCGTTCACACGCGCGGGGGCGAGTTCGTCGAAGCCGAGCTCCAGCGCGCGGTGAACACGAAAGACCAGAACGAGCGCGTCGTGCGCGAGGTCATCGGGCTTGCAGGCGACCGCCGCTCGTGGCTCTTCTTCTGCGCGGGCGTCGAGCACGCCGAGGCCGTGTGCGACGTGCTGCGCTCCAAGGGCGTCGAGGCCGCCTGCGTCACCGGGGCCACGCCGAAGGGCGAGCGTGAGCGCATCATCGACCGGTTCCGCCGCGGTGAACTTCGCGCGCTCACGAACGCAAACGTGCTCACGACCGGCTTCGATCACCCCGGCGTCGACCTCATCGCCATGCTTCGCCCGACCATGTCGCCGGGGCTCTACGTTCAGATGGCAGGCCGCGGGCTCCGCATCGCCGAAGGCAAGGCGGACTGCCTCGTCCTCGACTTCGCGGGCGTCGTCGAGCGCCACGGACCCATCACCGCCGTCGAGCCGCCGGGAAGGCGCCGCGATGGCAACGGCGAAGCGCCCGTGAAGGTCTGCGACGCCTGCGCCGAGCTCGTGCATCCGACGGTGCGCGTGTGCCCGTCGTGCGGTCACGAGTTCCCGCTCCCCGAGCCGAAGAAGCTCGAGCTCCGCGACGTCGACATCATGGGGCCGGCGCCCGGCGCGCTCGTTCACGAGCTCCGCGTGACGGAGTGGGAATGGCGTCGCCACGTCGGGAGGACGTCGGGCAAGGAATCGCTGCGCGTCCGCTACTACGGCGGGCTAACGGAGTCGGTCGACGAGTACCTGTGCGTCGCCCATGACGGCTACCCCGGCGACAAGGCTCGGCGAACGCTCGCGCGCATCGCCACTGCCGCCGGCCTTTCGCCCGGCTGGTCGCTTGTCAACGACCTCGACGAGATTGCGCGCACGATGAACGACGTTCCGCCGCCGAGCGTGGTACGCTACACGGTCAAGAAGCCGGGCGAGTTGCCCGAGATCCTGAAACGGGAGTGGGCCGATGTCCGCCGTGAAGAAGTGGCTTGAGATCGTCGCGAATCCGCCGCGGTGTTGCCTGTCGTGCGATCACTACCTGACGCATCGTGGCGAGTGGGAAGAAGGTGCAACATGCAAGAAGTTCGAAGCAAACCCTCCGCGAGAGTTCGTCGAGGAACCAAACGAGTGCGAGCACTGGACGCAGCTAGTCCCGTTCTGACGCGCACCGAGCACGTCGAGCAACGCGAGTTCGTCTCGTGGTTCCGCAAGACGTTCCCGGCGATCCGCATCCTCGCGATCCCGAACGGCTCGCAACGCAGCAGGACGACCGGCGCGCGCCTGAAGGCCGAAGGCGTCGTCGCTGGCGTGCCCGACCTTCTCATCCCGGCGTGGAACCTCTGGATCGAGATGAAGCGCGCGGACGGCGGGAGCGTAAGCACGCAGCAGAAAGACTGGCACCGGTACCTAGAGTCGATCGACCACACGGTGCTCGTTTGCGCTGGATTCTCTCAGGCGAAAGAAAAAGTGGAGGAGCTAGTGAAAAGAGGTTGCTTCTAAGTCTTTCGTCGTTCATATTGTCTGCACGTCGCAAGTGCGACGCACACTGAAACGGAGTGCACATGTCCATCCTCGCCATGACCATCGCGCAGCAGCTCGCCGAAGACGCACTCGGGCCGCTCTACGGCTCGCACATCGCCAAGGACACCCGCATGGGTCGCCTCGCTCGCGCGGCCAAGTCGGCGGCGCAGATGGCTTTGATTCGCCACCTAAAGGACGTCGAGCCCGGCGACTTCCACTACGCCGCCGAGGGCTTCTCCGACCGCCTCGCGACCGCGCGGCGCGTCGCATCGGAGGCCGTTGAGGCCGAGATCGTCTACCTGCGGAGCCGCGGGGCATGAACCACACCTACCACCCCGACCTCATCGGGCGCCTCGCCATCCGGCTCGGTCGCGCCTTCCGCCACAAGTGGGCCACCGAGATTCCGCGCGACGCCGTGTGGAACTGGTTCACCGCCGAGAAGGCCATCCGCTCGGCGACGAACAGGACGGTCCCCAACCTTGACGGCTACGACCTGACGTACAACGTCGGCCAAACGCACTGGCTCCTGACGCCGGACGACATCGTCGTCCGCTGCGACGACCGCGAGCTCGGCACGCGCTGCCGCGTCGAGGCCCGCGTTGACGAGACGCTCGGACCCGTGCTCGAGGTCTGGCTCGCCAGCCTCTCGGGGTTCGACCACTTCGAGCTCAGTCGCTTCGACAAGGTCCTTACCTCGTTGTCGGAAGGCCCGTGGAAGCCGCTCCACCGGCTCACGCCGCTCGCGGTCATCGTGCAGGCGCTCCCCGAGTACCTGCCGACGGAGCCGTCGATGCTCGTCTACACCGACGGGCGCATCATCTCGGGGGACGCCGAGCTCAACGCCGCCATGGCGCGGGCCGGCACTCGCTTCTTCACGCAGTGGGAAAGGATGGTCACGCGATGAAGCCCGGCGACGTACTCGGGAAGCGAACCCTCGTCCGCCGCGTCGAAGGCCGCGGGCGCCCCCACTGGCTCGTGCGCTGCGTCTGCGGGCGCGAACAGGTCGTGCGGGAGCATCACCTTGCAAGCGGGCTCGGGCTCGCCTGCTTGCCATGCGCGCGCAAGCGCCAGGGGGAAGAGCGATGCGCACGGTGATCGGAGACCTCGTCCTCATGGCGCCGGCCTTCGCCCTCGGCTGGTACGGCGGACTGCTCGGCGCCCTACTCGCCGTCCTGCTCGTGCCCGCGTGGGTCGAGCTCGTCGGGAGGCACCTCCCATGACGCACGAGCGCATCGGCATCTTCGAGATCCTCGCCGACAACGGCGAGAAGTACCACTTCCGCCGGCTGACGGTCCGCTGCACGCGCTGCGGCGCCGTCGCCGAGCGCGAGTACGCATCGGTCAAGTCGAGGAGCTCGAGGACGTGTCAGCACTGCCCGAGGCGCCTTGTGAAGCGGGCGATCGTCGAGCTCCTGCGCGCCCGCGGCGAGCTCACTGGGCGCCACATCGGGCGCCTCCTCCCGCCGGAGCACACGCGACGACGGGACAAGCTGGCCGAGATACTTGTCGAGCTCGTCGAAGCGGGCGAGGTCGTACGCTTTCGGGCGACAGGAGAACAACGGACATGGACATACGACGTGACGCACCGATAGGGTCTGATTATGACTGGCGCTGCTGGCGCTGCCGCACGGTCTCAACGACCGAGCGCCAGGGCGACCGCGTTGCCCTGCCTCGAGGGTGGACCATCACGCAGCACGGCGTGACGACCTGCGCCCGCTGCGTCAGCGACGCCCGGTAAGCGCGCCAACGAGCCAGACGAGGAGCCGAACCCACCACGGGCGCGGCTCTTCGTCTTTCGCGAGCCCAGTGCCGACTTGCGGGAGCGGAACGACCGGCGGAACGACGACCGCGACGGCGGGCTCCTGCGGCGCCTTGGCGGGCTCGGCTGCCGGAGACGGCGCAACGGACGCCGCCACCGTCACGACCTCAGGACGGGCCGGCTCCGGCGCGGGAACGGGCTCCGGCGGCATCTTGCCGTCGTACTCTTTCGCGAGGAGCCGCACCGACCGGGCGTAGGTCGCCGCGTCGCCGGTGTAGTACCCCGCCGAGCGCAGGGCGATCGCGTAGTCGTCCGCGCGGCCCGCCATCGCGAGGTGAACGGCTGCGCGGTAGCGCTTGCCGAGGAGGAACGCGACGTGCGACCCGATCGCGTCG